AGAACCTGACAACATCCATGAAGTGATGTATAATATGGCGACCAAGTGTGGAAAGACTACAACACAGTTAGACCCAGTTGGTGGATCAGAAAACTTCCAAGGAGGATCGGAGAATATTCATGGTTGATGATTGGAGATACAGTAAAGAGAAACTCAAACTCAGAGAACAAGCTCTTCTTATTTTGTTAAGTAGGTATGGCACTGAACTTGACAACACAAGAAAATCAAAGTATACTAACCAGTCTATATACGAATGTGCCCATGACTGGGTATCCCAAGGTAATGTAAATTGTAATGGCATTACCAAATACTACGAGGCTTATTATGCAAAAAGTAATTAATGTTTTAGCAGTTCTTTCTTTCGTTGGAACTGCGGGTATCGTTGGTGGCGGTACTGCACTATATCTCAATAAGGATTCTATTATTGAGAATGCAAAGAATCAAATCGCAGCAGCAGCATCAGAAGCAATTGCTGGTGCTCTACCTGGAATGCTGGATTCTGCAATGCCAGAACTTCCTGATGCCACTGGTGGTGCTCTACCACTCCCCACAACCACTGGACCCGCCCTACCTTTCTGATATGAAAAAGATTATTATGGCCTTGATGGCAGTATGTCTTACTGCTCCTGTCATGGCAGAACCAATTAAGGAAAGTGAATATAAGACCATGCATTCTATGGGATGTATGCTCCTTGGTGAATGCACTGATGGTGTTGAGAAAGTATACTCAATGCTTGATATCTCATCACAGTATCCTAACACTGAAGAATTCACTGGTGTTACAGGTGAGTTTCATAATATGTTGCACTCACTCAATCAAGTTGGTGTGAATGTATTCCTTGCTGATTCAAAGTATTTCCCAGCAGGTCATCGTGGTGTTTATCACACAGTATCCAATAACTTCTTCCTGAATAAGGATTACATGGGTAGTCCTGGCACACTGATGATGGTGATGAGACATGAAGGTTGGCACGCTGCACAGGACTGTATGGCAGGAACGATTGATAATTCACTCATTGCTATTATTAAACCAGAGGATGAAGTTCCAATGATCTGGCGTGTCATGGCAGAACGCACTTATCCTAAGTCTGCATTACCTTGGGAAGCAGAAGCAGGTTGGGCAGGTCGTACTGAAAATATGACAATGAATGCCTTAGCAGCATGTGCTGGTGGTAATATGTGGGAAGTATATGAACCAACTCCTTTAACCAGAGAGTATCTAATTAAAGAAGGTTATATTTCTAAATAGAAATGCGTTGCTTTCTATGGAATGCCAGAAGAACTTAAGAAGGAAGATCCCAAGAAGAAAGGTATTCTTGGAAAAATGAAGGAGGCAGCAAGCGACAAAGAAGAGCAGCTTGATATTCTCTCGACTTTTGTTAGACTTGGCATCCTTGTTTGGAGCGGTGGAATACTTACGCTGGCATACATCCAATTACCACCCGTACTTGGTATTCCAGAGCAAAAACTTGATCCAACTTTTATCGCGAGTGTCTTTACTGGGGTGCTCGCGACTTTTGGTGTCCAGGCAGCAAAGAAAGGTGGTAATGGTAACGGTTCTTCAAATGGTGGTGGTGGCATTACCAAAGCAGATATGGAAAGATTGATTGCTGCTGCAGCACAAACTGCACCTGCTCAAACTATTCGTGTAGAGCAAGCACCAATTAAGTTTATCACTAATGATGATGAACCACCTGTAAAACCTACCGTGTAATCTTATGAACTTCTTTAAATGGACTGCATTAGGAGTTGGTGGTGTTGTTGCCGTAGCACACATCGGTGTTCTGGGACACATCATCACAGCAACCAGAGTGCCAGAAGCACCAGTTATTAATTTCCCAAGGGGAGATTATTCCTCATATAAGATTGAGGCAGGTAAAGAAGGTTATAGTATAGAATACAAAGCAAACGATCCTGCTGTTCTTGAGTCACAGAAATCTCTATCATTAGATAAAGAAAGGAGAGGATTGTTTGGTGGTGGTAATGAAAGTCGCCGTGAATGGCGTAGAGATCAATACACTATGGAAGGCACTCGTAACTTAGGAGGTGCCGTAGCAGACGGCGAGGGAAAGTCTGCAAAAGAAATAGAGTGTATCGTGGCGGACGCTGGAGCACGGTCACAAGGTGCGATAGCGGGAAGTAGTATTGCTGCTGGAGTTGGTGTTCCTGCTGTGATTGGGATCCCATATATTGGATGGTTAGCTGCTGGTTGGGTATCACTTTTAGGTGGCAGAATAGGTTCTGCAGCAGGATCTACCGTTGGTTCTATGCTCAATGATTGCTAATCTTAACTTAGTCATGAAGTCAAAACATACCCCATTTTAGGAAATCTTGTCTATAATAGATAGAGTAGTTGCATGAACTATAATGAAGTTTATTAGCGCAATAATCGTTGCTACAATTTCAGCAATGATTATATTTTTACCTGGGATTGCATACGCCGTAGACGTAACAATGGGTTCCAATGGAAATCTTGTATTCGATCCAGATAATATTAGTATTACTGCTGGTGAAACAGTTCATTTTGTGAACGGAATGTTGCCCCCACATAATATTATTGTCGAAGGTAGAGCAGATCTTTCCAGAGAATCATTAATGTTTACTCCTGGCGAATCGCAAGATATTATCTTTGCTGATGCAGGAGACTATGATTTCTTTTGTGGTCCTCATCAGGGGGCTGGCATGATTGGACATCTTCATGTAGAATGATGAGTACACTGTTCGTATTTGCTTTTACAATGTTGCTAATCGCGGGAATGCAACTAACATGGCCAGTAAGATATAGAGGAAAGTAATGAAAGTTGGAATGATTGGGTTGGGTCGTACTGGTGAAGGTATGGCTCGTCGTATGATCGAAAAAGGTATTGAAGTCTGGGGTTATAGTAGTACTAACTATGAGAATGCCTGTGGACAATATGAAGCAGGACACCTTAGTGGATGTGTAACTTCATTAGAGTATCTTGTCCGAGCAGTTAAATCTGATCGTAAACAATATACCAGTGCTGGTAAAATTCCTGGCATCTTTCAGATCACACTTCCAGAGCAAAAGGCAGAAGATACACTTGATGAGTTACTACCTTTACTTGAGGAGGGTGATATTATTATTGATCACAGCACCAGTGACATAACAAAATGTCAGGAACTTGAAAAGTATTGTTCTAAGTTGGGCATCTCATACATCTTCTCTGGAGTGTATGGAGCAACTTATGCTATCAATGCTTGCTCAAAAATTTTCCAATCCTTGTCACCAGGCAATGTTAAATGTTAGGCACTGTCTTACTGTGGGTATCAATTCCATTTGTGCTTCTTACTATAACCTTTGGACTTTATAGGGGTGAAAATTTCTACTATGAGAGTGATGACTATGATGGAAATGGAACCGCACATTAAAGAACGTTATGATTTTGCTATGAGTGCATTCTCCAGAATGTATGGAGTGAATCGTGTGAAAAGCACTGAAAAGATTTTTATATTTTGTAGAAAGTGGGCTGAAACAGAAGAGCAAACTATTCCTCTTGGTACTTTAACTGAAGTCGATTTTTATTTTAGAGATCTTTGGAAAATCTGGGGAGGATACCTATGACCCACATTGCACACAAAGCAGCACAGTTTGCTGCTATCACACTCAATAATCCTTTTGGGATTGGCACATTAAGTCTTGCATTAGTTGTTGTACCTATTATTGGTATGCATTATGTTCACAAATATGGGTGGCAACACTGGGCACCTTTTGATAATGAATCTCATACTTAGACCACTTGATAATCCAAATGATCCTGTATGGTCAGTGATCTTTATGGTGTTCCTTTCTGTTTGTATGGCAGTTTATGTCATCATATACATATTAGGAGTTGATGAGAGAGAAGAACATGGGAGCCATGAAACCCCCAAGCAGGAAGAGTTGTTACAACTTCCGAGTGACGGAGATCAATCGTGTTCTTGATGGGGATACTATTGATGTCACCATTGATCTTGGGTTTGATCTATACAAGAAAGAAAGAGTTAGAGTTGCAGGAGTTGATACGCCAGAGAAGAGAACCAAAAACTTAGAGGAGAAGGCTCTTGGAATCGAAGCAACCAACTGGCTCAAAGAGAAACTGGAAAGTACTATCGCTGGTGATGATGAGTTGTCTGTTAGGACTGAACTTGTTGGTGGCACTGGGAAATACGGGCGTCTTCT